CTGTTGCCTGAACTCCTGTGAGGGATACATTAGCCTTAGCGCTAATGGTAACGTTACCAGTAAACCCAGTGGCCTCAACTCCTGTTACGTCAACAGAGACGTTAACTTGACTTTGCCCAACCGAAGCAAACGGGGCGCCGGCTAAGGGAAAATCTGCAAACATTATTTAGCCTTTAGTTCAGCAACTTGAGCTTTTAACTCCTTAATTGCCTCGATTAGCAATGGAACTAGTTTTTCATACCGCACTGTTAAGTATCTATCGTCAATTGGTGCAGGTACTACAATCTCAGGCTGAACTTTTTGTACGGATTGCGCAGTTACGCCAACTTCTTGGATTGAAGCATCGTAACCAAGAGCTACCGCTGTTTCATTAGCGTGGTAAAGCATTGTCTCAATCTGGCACACTTTATCTAAAGCGTTTTCAATATTACCCGTTTTAGTTTTTAAACGTTCATCTGAGTAATAAGCTGTAATGTTATTAGTAGCTCTAATCTCGCCACCAGTACCAGAAGCTGCTGTACCTACTCCAAGCGACCCAACTTGATAACTATTACCAGTAGTTAACGTATCAGCAATCCTAGCTGAGTCTACTCGAACGCCATACGTACTAGAGCCGTTCCAACCCATTAAAGTCGGATATGTTGCAGACCATGCAACCGAAGCGTTTGTGTTATTTACCGCACCGCCATCAGGAGATGTACTAGCAGAAGCATCAAAAATAGTATGGCTATTTCCGTAGTTTTTCCATGCAAGCTGACCAACAACTGCGGTTATTGTTCCGTTTGTTGACCAATTTGTTCTGTTTGTACTTAAATTTGTAGCTGTCGCTGCATTACCTGTACAAGAACCTGAACTGCCAGATACGTTTCCTGTTACGTTTCCTGTAAGTGCAGCTGTAATAGTACCTGCTGAGAAGTTACCAGAGGCATCACGAGCCACTACCTTAGAGACTGTATTGGCTGAAGTAGCGTCCACGGCGAAAGTTCTTGCTGTTGAACCGTCAAATGTTCCGCCACTAGTTAGGAAAGACCCAGCAGTTAAAGCCGCCGCCGTTGCGTTAGCGGTTGTTGCAGTGGTAGCCGTTGTAGCGTTACCAGACAAAGCTGCTGTAATAGTACCCGCAGAGAAGTTACCTGATCCGTCACGAACAACTACCTTATTAGCCGTGTTGGCAGTATCAGCGTCCACGGCCCAAGTTGTAGCAGCTGAACCGTTAAAGTTGTTACCAGTTAAATATGTGCCACGAGTAAGCGTGTTTGTAGTATTAGCTGTTACGGTGATATCTGCAGAACCATTAAAGCTTGTGCCGTTAATATTACGAGCTGTCTGTAATACCGTAGCAGTAGCCGCGTTTCCTGAACAAGAACCCGCTGTTGTAGCATTTGTAGCATTTGTGGCGTTTGTAACAGCAGTAGATCCAATGACAGCAACTACTTCTGCGGCAGTAGCAGCAGAGAAAGCAGCAGTACCATTGCCGTAAGCCAAACCAGTCAACGTTGCTACGCCTGTGCCGCCCTCGCTAACCGAGTTAATTCCTGAAGTATGTGTTCCAAAAACTACTTTACCGTAGCTAGGTGCAACGCCAGCTCCACCAGATAACAATACGTTACCAGTAGCAATATCAGCTAAAGCAGCTAAAGTTGTAGTACCTGAAGCGTAAATTAAATCACCAGTTGTGTACGAACCAAGATTTGTACCGCCACGTGCCACTGCCAAAGTACCAGATGTGACGTCTCCCGCATCTAATGTCTCCCAAGTAGGGGCCTGAGAAACCGCACCAGTGCCAACCTGACGTAGATATTTAGGTGTAATTGTTGTATTGCCAGCTAATTTAGCTAGTGTGTTTGTGGCTGAACTGTAAAGAATATCGCCTGTTGTATATGTTGTTTGACCTGTACCGCCGTTTGTAGCACCTAATGAGCCAGAAACAGCTGCGGATTGATCAAGAGCAACAGCGTTCCACTCAACCTGAGTACCACCAGCATTAACAAGTAATGATTTATACCCAGAACCGATTGGTAATTTAGACCATGTATTAGTTGCTGAACCGTATAACAAGTCGCCAGTGGTTACTGTATTTGTACCTGTACCGCCGTTTGTAGCCGCAACCGTACCAGTCAATGAAATTGTTAGACCAGACACATTTATGTTTGTGCCACCTACATAGGTAAGAGCGCTACTAATTAAAGTAAAGGTTATGGCTGTTGTGCCAAAAGTAATTGTGCCAGTGGTATTACATGAAAACGTGCTGCCAGCATTAGTTGAGCCTGCCTCTACATAAAATGTAGACCCTTCGCTTAAACCACTAGGACTGGCGATTTCGTATGTATCTGCATCTGACGACCTAGTTAAAACCCAAGCCGCACTACCACTGCCCGCTTCAGTAACTACGTATGCGCCATTATGAGCAGCGTTTGATTCGTTTTGTACTAATACACGGATTCCGTTATCTGTTGGGGATGTAAGCGTTACACCATCAATCAATAAGGCTGCATTTGCATTAGCTGTAAGTGTTGCTCCAACGCCAGCTGTGCCGTTATTGTAAGTTGGTGAGTTTGGTAACGCTGCTGCGGTAGCGTATACAACAGGATCATGGAAATGTATTCCAGCGGCAACAAGGTTATCTACATACTGTTTAGTAGCTGCCTCAAGCGCGGTTGCTGGATCGGCATCAAGTGTGACCGTGGAGTTAAAGGTAGCTGCGCCCGTAACATCTAATTCACCACCAACTGTTACATCTGCATCTGTAGTAACACTTCTGTCTGTACCAGAAATACGTACGGCTTCATCAGTCGTATCCGCACCGCCAGCGAAAAGAACTATATCTTTGTTTGCTGTCTGGTTGCCAATAAAAAAGTCATCGCCATCATGGAATATATAGCCAGAATTTGGCGTAAATATTGGGTAGTCAATACTTGTGTAATTAGACCCATTAATGCCCATATCTGTGAAGAAATTATCTCCATCAGTCGTATCATCGTTATACGCAACAAAGTCAGAAGATGCGGTTGTACCTGTGCTTTGGTTGAGAAGATAGATTTGAGCAAAAGAGTCAATGTTGCCAATGAACTTACCTAACTCTGCGGTCAAAGAAGGTATGGTTGTAACACCAGAGCCAACAACAGTAATTGGGCCACCGTTAATTAGCGTCTCGCCGTTTGCTTCTTCGTAAATAGCTTTTTCAGCAGGGTATACGCAGAAGACCTCTTTCGTGCCAGCTTGTAAATCTACAACGCTACCAGCATTGGACGAAGAAAGAATAGTTGCCCGGCTTAGTGTTGTACCAGAAGACGTGTATGTACCAATACCAACTTCCCAATCGCCCGTAGCTGGGTCAGTAATGGCATAGTAAGTTGTATTACCGTCACCAATAGCGGCAAATGATTGGTACCCAGTTGCGGCACCAGCAAGGGTAAGAGTTCCCGTGCCAGTGGTCGTGCTGGTTACTTTAACACGGTCTTTTAATACAAGAGCCATGTGAGACTCCTAAATTTAAGCGATACGAATAATGGCGTTTGATGAATCAGCAGCTGGGAAAATGATTGTGAAATCACCTGCCGTAGAAGTCTTATCACCACCGAAGGCTAGCACAGCAACAGATGCGTCAGCTTGCGTGCTGTTATAAATTAACGCGCCATTAGCTGTAATCGTTGCGTTTGACCATGTTGTATCTGAAAAATCCAACCAAGCTGTTGTGCTTGTTGATGTTGGCGTTTGAGAAACAGCCAAAGTATTACCACCAGCTGAGTAGTTGCCTGTTGAAGGTACTTCGTTAGAGGTAGTGTATACAGTTGTTGTCGCATCTAAAGTCGCTGAGCTTGTATACAAAGCAATCTTAAAAGTATCAGCAGCGGTGCTTGCACGTATTACACCTGTGCCAAAGTTGTGTGTTCCAGTAAGGATTTGCACCTTAAAGGAAGTTGTCATTGCTTGTGAAATCGCCATTTTTGGCTCCTTATTCGTTCAAAAGTTTAATTAATTCCGGATGACCAGCTTGAGTCAATCGGTTTGCTAAAGTAGTCCTGTCAGACTGGATTGCTTCTTTCATGTAACGCACCAATACGTGACGGATGTGTTCTCTGAAAGCTTGTGCCTGGTCTCGAATCACTGGGTGAGTCTCATTACCAACGGAAATAATTTTATCAAGCGCTCTTTCAGCTATCTCTTCAGGAGAAAAGCCACGTCCGCTGGTGGTTTGAATTACCACGCCACCGTCTAATATTGTGCTTTCTACGCTGCTCATCTAACTTGATCCCTAACTTGACCACTACGGTAAGCATCACGGCGGTTTTTGCCGTCAGCCAATTGTTTCAATAGTGTCATTGCTTCGTTGTAACGTTTCTCATAATTAGCAATTACATCTGACTCGGATTTCATGAACGAGGCCGCTTCTAATAGAGATCCGTACAACAATGCTGACTCAAAATTATCACCCAACCAACTTGTACCAGCGGTAACAATTGATTGTGGGTAGTAAAAGTAATGTAATTCTACTGCGTAATTCGCATCAGGAGTAGGGCCTAGAATGAATGTATTCTGGTCAAACTGGGCGTAATACTCAGGCTCGCCATAAAAGGCTGCATCTGTATCTGGAAACGCTTCACGGATAAAGTTCACATCTTTATTAAGCAAGAACATGTACTCATTATTTGCATTAATCACAGCCATGCTAAACGTTGCCAACCAATCTGATGGGCATGCAAGGTATTTATTACCAGCGGTAGAAGTGCCTGTTACGTTCTTACGAAGCGCAGGTAACTGTACTGAGTTATAAATACGTTCTTCAGCATTTTCA